CTGTTCGTGACTGTAGAGAATTTATTTCTAAGTACGAAGATGTTCAAGGATTCAATGTTTATGGAAACGAGAGATTTATATATCAGTATATCTCTGATGCATATCCAGAGGATGATATTCAGTTTGATATGTCAAAAATCAAGATCATTACTCTTGATATTGAGACTACAACTGAATATGGTTTCCCTGATGTAGAGTCTTGTCAAGAAGAAATTCTTGCCATTACCGTTCAACACGCACATACAAAGCAGATTACGACGTGGGGAGTTGGTAAATTTCGGGTTACCAAAAGCAATGTTACTTACATTGAGTGTTCTGATGAGCGAGATCTACTCAATCGCTTCATGTATTACTGGGAGAACGATATCCCAGACGTGATCACTGGATGGAACATCCAGATGTTTGATATGCCATACATTGCTGGTAGATTGCGAAAGGTTTTGGGTGAGAAGAAGATGAAACGTCTTTCTCCTTGGGGTCTGGCACTACAAAAAGAGTTGTATATCAAGGGTCGTCCACATCAGGTGGTTGATATTGGTGGCGTAACTCAACTGGATTACCTTGAGTTATATAAAAAGTTTACCTATACTAACCAAGAGTCCTATCGTCTTGACCATATTGCTCAGGTAGAACTGGGTCATAAGAAACTCGATCACTCTGAATTTGATACATTCAAAGACTTCTATACTGGTAACTGGCAGAAGTTTATTGAGTATAACATTGTTGACGTAGAACTTGTCGATGCTCTTGAAGACAAGATGAAACTCATTGAACTTGCTGTTACAATGGCATATGATGCCAAAGTTAACTTTGAAGATGTGTTCTATCAGGTCAGAATGTGGGATATTATCATCTACAACTACTTGAAAAAGAGGAATATTACTGTCCCTCCAAAGAGAAATGCTAAGAAAGATGAGAAATATGCTGGTGCATATGTGAAAGAACCCATCCCTGGAAGCTATGACTGGGTCGTTTCATTTGACCTCAACTCTCTGTATCCTCACTTGATTATGCAGTACAACATCTCACCAGAAACTCTGGTAGATGAACCCCATCCAAGTTGTTCGGTGGATAAGATCCTATCAGGCACCTTCATTGCAGATGGAAGATATGCTACAGCAGCAAATGGTGCTATGTATCGTAAGGATATACGTGGATTTCTTCCAGAATTGATGGATAAAATCTATAAAGAACGTACCATCTACAAGAAAAAGATGCTTGCTGCAAAGCAAGAGAATGAAATCAACCCATCCAAGAAGTTGGAGAAGGAGATTTCTCGCTGTAATAACATCCAAATGGCAAGAAAGATTCAACTTAACTCTGCCTATGGTGCTATTGGTAATCAATACTTCCGTTATTATAAACTTGAAAACGCCGAAGCAATTACTTTGTCTGGTCAATCATCTATTAGATGGATTGAAGGTAAAATGAACGATTATCTAAATAATCTTTTGCAAACAGATGATATAGACTATGTCGTTGCATCTGATACCGACTCAATCTATCTTAATCTTGGACCTCTTATTACTAAATTTTTTAGTAATAAGTCTGATGATAAAACAGAAATTGTTAATATACTTGACAAGATCTGCCAAGACAAGTTGGAACCATTCATCGAACAGAGTTATCAGGAACTTGCGGATTACGTTTCGGCATATGAACAGAAGATGAAGATGAAGCGGGAGAACATCGCTGATCGTGGCATATGGACTGCAAAGAAGCGATATATTCTCAACGTATGGGACAGTGAGGGGGTGAGGTATGAAACTCCTAAGCTGAAAGTGATGGGAATTGAAGCAGTTAAGTCATCAACACCAGCACCTTGCAGATCAATGCTGAAGGATGCTTTTAAAATTATGATGACTGGGACAGAAGATGATATGATTAATTACATATCTAACTGTCGAAAGACATTCAAAAGTGAACCCCCAGAGAATATTGCTTTCCCTAGATCTATCTCTGATGTGGATAAATACAAAGCGAACAGTACAATCTATGAAAAGGGAACGCCCATTCATGCCCGAGGTGCTCTCTTGTTTAATCATTACATCAAAGATAAAAAACTTGCAAAGAAATATTCTTTGATTAAGAATGGGGAGAAGATCAAGTTTGTTTATCTTAAGAAACCGAATCCCATTCACGAAAATGTGTTATCATTTATTCAAGAGTGGCCTAAAGAACTTCATTTGACACAATTTGTTGATTATGAATTGCAGTTTGAAAAGGCATTTCTCGAACCACTGAAGATCATTCTAGATTCTATTGGTTGGTCTGTTGAAAAGAAAACAACTTTGGAGGCATTTTTCGCATGAAGGATCAATATGTAATCGATGATGGAGAATCGAAACAAGACAAGTGGAATCGAGGACTTGATATTTTTATCGAGTCTGTTCATAAACCAGATTCTGCACTTCGCCAATGTGCTCATAATCAAAAATGTTATCATGAATTGATGGACATCCGTAAAAATGTGCTAGAATATTTGCAAACAATTAGGTGGAATTGATGGATTTTTTGAAGGACATTGTAAAAGAAATCGGGGATGATTTTACTCAACTAGCATCAGACATTGATGAAACTGAAAGATACGTTGACACAGGTTCGTACATTTTTAACGGACTTACTTCAGGCAGTATATTTGGTGGTGTATCTGGGAATAAGATTACTGCCATTGCTGGCGAGTCTGCTACTGGAAAAACTTTTTTCTCTATTGCGGTCGTCAAGAACTTTCTTATTTCTAATCCTGATGGGTATTGTCTATATTTTGACACTGAAGCCGCTGTTAACAAGTCTCTTCTCGCAAATAGGGGTATCGATCTCAACAGACTTGCTGTTGTCAACGTTGTAACAGTTGAAGATTTCCGTAGTAAAGCATTGAAAGCAGTTGATATATATTTAAAGAAACCAGAAGAAGATCGCAAACCACTTATTTTTGTGCTAGACTCTCTTGGTATGCTTTCTACGGATAAGGAAATCACAGATGCCTTGAATGAAAAGCAAGTTCGTGACATGACAAAGTCACAACTTATTAAAGGTGCTTTTAGAATGTTGACCTTGAAACTTGGACAGGCTAACATTCCAATGATCGTCACTAATCACACCTACGATGTCATCGGTTCTTATGTGCCTACAAAAGAAATGGGTGGAGGTAGCGGACTCAAGTATGCTGCCTCTCAAATCATTTATCTCAGCAAGAAAAAGGAGAAGGATGGAACAGAAGTCATTGGAAATCTTATCAAGGCAAAGACTGCTAAGTCGCGTTTAAGTAAGGAGAACAAGGATGTTACGGTGCGTCTTTATTACGATGAGCGTGGTCTCGATCGATACTATGGTCTTCTTGAGTTGGGTGAACTGGGAGGTCTGTGGAAAAATGTGGCAGGTCGTTATGAGATAGACGGTAAGAAAGTATATGCCAAGGCAATTTATAAAGATCCAGAGCAATATTTCACACAAGAAGTATTGGAAAAGTTAGACGCAATTGCACGCAAGGAGTTTAGTTATGGAGAAAGTTGAGAGTCTTGTTCTCAAGAATCTCCTCTTTAATGAAGAATATGCTAGGAAAGTAATTCCTTTCATCAAGAAAGAATACTTTGAAGATCAAAGTAATCAAGTTCTTTTTGAGGAGATAACTTCCTTTATCGTGAAGTATGATGAACTTCCTTCAAAGGAAGCAGTTAGTATTGAAGTTGAAAACAGAGAGGATCTCACAGATACTCTCTTCAAAGAATTAAGTAAGGTCCTTTCTTATCTGGAAAAAGAACCTACAGATTTTGAGTGGGTGCTTGATACCACAGAACGTTGGTGTCGTGATCGTGCTATATACTTGGCACTTATGGAGTCTATTGCCCTGGCAGATGGCAAGGACGAGAAGAAGGGACGCGATGCTATCCCATCTATTCTGTCTGATGCTCTTGCAGTATCATTTGATAATCATGTTGGACACAATTACCTAGAAGACTACGAAGAACGCTATGCTCTCTACCACCGCAAGGAAGACAAGATCCCCTTTGATCTGGAATATCTCAACAAAATTACCAAAGGTGGTCTCCCTAATAAAACTCTCAACATCGCTCTTGCTGGTACAGGCGTCGGGAAGTCTCTATTCATGTGCCATGTCGCTAGTGCCGCGCTCATGCAGGGCAGGAACGTTCTCTACATTACATGTGAAATGGCAGAGGAAAAAATTGCTGAACGAATTGACGCAAACCTACTGAACGTAAACATTCAGGATATTGTTGATCTTCCTAAACAGATGTTTGATAACAAGGTTAACAATATTGCAAAGAAAACCCAAGGCAACCTAATTATTAAAGAGTATCCTACGGCATCTGCACATGCTGGACATTTCAGGTCACTTCTTAATGAACTTGCACTTAAGAAGTCTTTTAGACCTGATATCATCTTTGTGGATTATCTCAATATTTGTGCCTCTTCGCGTTACAAAGGGTCTGCCAATATCAATTCCTATACTCTTGTTAAGTCAATTGCTGAGGAACTTAGAGGTTTGGCTGTTGAAGCAAACGTACCTATCGTTTCTGCCACGCAGACCACTCGTTCAGGATATTGCTTGGACTTGAAGACACAAGTTCAAACACCGCAAGGACTGAAAGATATTTCTAATATTCAAGTTGGGGATTTAGTGCTTTCTAATACTGGTTATAATGAAGTGTTGGATGTCTTTCCTAAAACTAAAAAGAAATCTTATAAGATTACTTTGGAGGATGGTAAAGAAATCATTTGTAGTGAAGAACACTTATTCCCAACTGAAAATGGGGAACTGAATATCAAAGGGGGTCTTGAAGAGGGAATGTGTCTTTATGTAAGGGAATTTGGAGGAAAGGTAGAATATAAATAACTAAAAAGTATTTGTAAGATGGACGCACAAGAATTTTGCAATCTTCAAGAAGCATATATGAAAGTTGTTGAAGGTGCTGCACGAGATGTTGCTACCCGAGCACAAAAACTTGCTAATCAAAAAAAGGGTCAAACTCCTGAAAGAAAGAAAATGTATCAAGACCTTGCTGATAAATCAAGGTCAAAAGAAAGATATGGTTCTGGTAGTCCTAAAACATCAAGATTTGAAAGGTCCAAGACACATGGACCTGAGATAACTCCTATGACATCTCAAAGTAGCAGCAGTCAAAAAACTCTTGGGGGTGGTACTTATGAACGAGGTCCAAAAAGACTACCAAAAAGTAAGGAAAAATATAGAAGACAAGTAGCAACAGGAGTTCGTGCTGCAAGTTCGCAAGAAAAGAAAAGATTGGGTATAAAAGAAGATATCTATGATATTATCCTCTCACACCTTCTTGATGAAGGATATGCTGAAACACCAGAAGCAGCAGAAGCAATTATGGTGAATATGAGTGAGGAGTGGAGAGATAGTATTATTGGTTGATTAAAAAATAAAAATCAATTCAACCACTCACCTTGATTTTGGTGAGTGGTTTTGTTATAATGTGGGAAGGTAAGAACTCTATGATGCTGAAAAAAATTCTAAAAATTGAAGAACTTGATGAAAGAGAAATGATTGATATTGAAGTATCTGGAAATCATTTGTTTGATGAGAACCAAACTTTGTTTATCAATTGATATATGCGATGAGATTGTTTGTGATTTAGAGAATTATGAGGAACCAAAATGAAAGTTGAAATCCTATATCATCCCGGAGACAACAACTACACCTGGAAATTATATACGGGACCTGATGGAATTAATGAATATGATGGTTTAGCATCCT